CTTCCGGTTGTTCTTCTGGACGCCGTGGTTGTACCAGTCGAAGCCGGTACCCTTCTTGAGCAGCTCCTTCATGTGCTCGGCCACGTGCTTGAACGTGGCGGGCGTGAAGAAGTCGACTTTGGGGGCGGCGGCTTCCATCTCAGGCCGAGAGGTAGGAAACGAGCACCTGGCCTACGTCCTTGAACCCAACGGGCTTCATGCCCGCAGCCTTCAAGGCATTGCCTAGCCCCTGGGTGAGTTTCGACACGAGGTGACTTCCCTTGGGACTCTTGAGGTAGCGAGCCGCTGCCACCTGAGCGGGGGCGGTCGCCGCGTGCCCCCCGGCGAAGAACACCGTCATGGCCTCCTTGGCATCGCGCATCCCAAAGGGTAGCCCGTCTTTCTTCGCCTCAGCGGACATACCGTGCACGAGGTCAGCGACACCCGCATGCTTCAGGTACTCGATGCCGGCCTTGTGTGCGGCCTCGGGGATTGAGCCTTGGAGAAACCGGGCTGCCACGCGCTCAGCGAGGGGATCGACGACGGAGGCGGTCACGAACTCGGGCTCGTGGTGGTACGTGCTCGTGTACCACTGCTTGAGGTGGTGCAGTTTTCCTTCGAGGTTGCCCGCGTGCGTCCCCACCTCACTGACGAAGAAGCGGTCGATGTAGCGGTGCCCTAGCCCTCCACCGCCCACGCCTTCGGAGCGGTAGACGGGCTGCCACTGCATGAAGAGGTGCACGCCTTCGAGAGGGAGTTGCACCTCCTTGCCCTTCTTGTCCCTCGTGATGACCACGAAGTCGAAGGTCAGGTGCCCGGGCTTGTTCCCCTCGAAGTTCCCCGAGGACGGGTGGCGAGCCAGCCGCACGGGAAGGTTGTCGACGCCCTGGATGACCGTGCCGCCGGGGCCCTGGTAGTCCTTGGGGACAACCAGGTGCACCTTCCCCCAAACAGCCTTCGAGGCTTCCTCGGCCATCGAAATAGGGCTGTTGATTGTGGCCGACGCCCTTTCAAGACCGACCTTCTTGAGCTGCTCGATCACGTGCGCCGTCGCCGGGTACGACTTCGGCGCGGGAGCCTTCTTCGGTGCACCGAGGAACCCCTCCGCCACGCGATCGGCGATGGCGGCGTCCTTCTTGTGCTCCTCGTAGTACCTGTGCGACTCCGCAGGGCTCATGACCGAGTGTCCGCCTCTCTCCGCATCGGGATGCTCGTGAAGGTAGTCCTGGAGTTCCTTCTTCGTGCGGAACTTCGTCGCTACACGCTCGGCGATCGGGTCCATCACCTCTCCACGTTGCACAAGAAGGCTATCGGGTGTAGTACGAGCCCCATGTCGACCTCTGTGACCATCCCGGTCGCGCCCCTGACGGGGGCGACCATGCCCGAGCGCCTGATGGGCGCGGGCTGGAGGTCAACATGGAAGGTCGAGAGAAGCGTCGTGATCGCACCATCCGCTACGGAGAGCGTGCCCGTAAGGTCCACCTTGCCTGGGTTCATCCCAACGGCGTAGTCGACTGCCTCTGCGAGCGGTCCGCCTGGAAGTTCGCAAAGGGGAAGGCCCTTGGCTGCAACTGCCGCCGCGCAGGACGGCGCACGAGCCCCAAGGTTGTGTTCGGGGGCTGTCATCAAGGGGACCGCGGGTATCACCCCTGTGTGGTTCAACGCATCGAGGGGAAGCGTCTCTCGAAGTCCTGGCTATTGGAACTTCGTGGCGCCGCCGCAGATGACGTAGACCTCTAGCCGTCAGAGCTTCAACGCGAGGCGTGACTGCTGCCAGGCAAGAGTGAGTGCAACTTGGGGTCGACCTCCAAGCTGCTTCCACTTGGGATCGGCCAAGATCGCAAGGGCCGCCGTTGCCAGGGTAGCCTGCTTCCCCGGGTCCAACTTGGGGTAGCGCTTCTGGACGAGAACCATCATGTCTTCTTGAGGTGTGGTGGTAGGCATCACTCAAAGGCTCCCGACAAGTGCTTAAACGCCGAAGGGCTCAACTCCGGTAAGGAGCGAGCCCTTCGACACTGACGAGCCGAAGCTCTATCAGATGCGGGTGACGACGAGGCGGGTGAGGCCGCGCGGGTTGAAGGCGCCGATGCCGACGTTCTCGAAGCACGAGAAGCCGATCGTACGGGCCTTGGGGTCGTCGGCGCTCAGGACCGTCAGCTCGGTGCGGACGGGGAAGCGGCCGAAGTTTTCCGGCTCGGCGCACACGTAGACGAAGCCCACGGGCACGAGACGCGAGATGATGATCTGAGCGCCCCAGAGGACGGCCTGGAGGCCCGTCTTGAGGAGGACGGCCTGGCTCTCGATGTCCAGGATGTCCCGACCGAACTTGCGGATGTCCGCATAATCGGTCGCGTTCATGTAGATCCTCGCCACGCGAAGATCCTGCCGCTCGATCTCGGCGAAGGCGTCGGCGAGAACCGACGGCGAGATCGGTGCGATGACCGACACGTCGGGGTTCGTCTGGCCGGGGAGCGTGTCGAAGCCCGAGACAGCGATGCTGTCGAGGACTGCGAAGACGCGCTCGTCTTCCGCCGCCTGGATCTGCGCCTTGGCGAGATCCTGAGCGCGCTCGATGAGGTCGAAGCGGCGCTCCTTGATCTGGGTGAGCGGGATCTCCGGGTTCGAGGCGACCTCGAACAGCGGGAAGATCACGCGGCGCGGCTTCTGGATGGCGAGGATGTTCTCGCCTTCCTCACCGACCACGTACGCCGTGACGTCCGGGTCCTTGTCGTAGATCGGGAGCGCCCCGTCGGGGAGCTGCTCGACCAGGAAGGTCTTGCGGCCGACTGCCGTGTAGTCGCGACGCAGCCGGAGGGGCTGAATCATCGAGGCGGCGAGCTTGGCTCGGCCAGCAGCGGTCTTGATGTACTCGCTGATGACCTGCTGCTTGACTTCGTTGGAAACCTGCATCGGGTTCATGGCTTTTCTCCGCTCCTCTTCCTTTTCAGATCCTCGTGTCGTAGACGAGGAGCGAGCTGTTGGCGTCTGGGGCCACCTTCACGAGGCCCACGATGGTGGCGGTCTCTCCACCGCCAGGCTGAACTTCGTAGGAGTCCGCTACGACGTTCGTGACGAGGCCGTTCACCGAGACGTAGAGCAGGTTGCCTGCCGCGTACGTCACCGCAGTGCCCGGGGAGCTGATCTGCGTCTTGGTCTCGTAGAGCGAGTTGCCAACGCACCCACCGGCGCCGCTGACGTACGGACCACGCCCGCTGGCAACGCCAGGGGTGTTCTCGTACGCATTGCCGATGGCGTCGTTGAGGAAGATCCCCAACGGGCGCTGGCCTGCGCTGTAGGCAGCTCCGGGCTGCGTGGGGCCTCCGTGGAAGCCGTTGCCGTAGTCGGGCCTCGTGAAGGCGTACGTGCCTCCGAGAACTCCGACCTTGGTGATCGTGGCGAGGGTGGTCGAGACCTCGGAGGTGACGTTCGGGGGATTGAGCTGCGTGAACGCATCCGGCGTCAGGGACCCGATGGAGTTCCGGGTCACGACGTGGAGGAGTTGCACACGGGCGCTCGTCTCCCTGAAATCACCCGAGGACTGGCCGCCGATGGCGTAGGTGGTCATGTGAAACCTATCTCCGTTGAGGGGGCGTGATCCGTTGGGTGTCCTTCTGATCCGATCTGCATTTGCCCGCCGTCACCGGAGGGGAGACTTGGAAGTTCAGGTCGTCTTGAGACCGAAGGCCTCGCGGACGTCGGGCGCCGACTGCCAGAGGGAGGTCAGCTTGTCGACCTCGGCCCCGCGGCTTGGGGGTGCCCCTGCTCCGCCGATGCGCGAGACACCGGCCGTGGGCCGAGTGCCGAACGTGCGGAGAGCTGCCGTACGGATGTTCGCCTGGACCTGCCCCTGCTGCTGGGCCTGACCCTGCTGTGCTTCCTGGGCCTGCTGTGCGGCCTGGGCCTCGTCGCCGGAGGCGAAGAGCTGCTTGAGCATCGCGTCCTCACCCGGCGCGAACTGGACGTCCCCGATGTCCATGTTCGGGGCCTCCATCTGGATGTCCATCTCCGCGATCGGAGCGCCCTGTGTCTGGGCTCCGCCCGGCATGAGCATCTGATCGATGAGCTGGTCGTCGCTCGCCTGCACGGGCATCTGCTGCTGTGCAGTCGGGAACTGGCCGCCCGGGAACTGCTGCTGCGTCGCCTGCTGCTGCACGGGCATCTGCTGCTGTGCCATCGGGGGGCACTGCGCCTGCTGCTGCTGCCCCGCCTGCTGCTGCACGGGCATCTGCTGCTGCCCCTGCTGCTGCATCGGCATCTGCTGCTGGCCGTTCGCCTGCTTCACCTGCTGCTGCGCCGCCTGCTGGATCATCTGCTGAACTTCGGCTTCGATGTTCTGCTGCTGACCCTGCCCCTGCTGCTGCATCGGCATCTGCTGGGGCGCCTGCTGCGCCTGCTGCTGCACGGGCATCTGCTGCTGTGCCTGCTGCTGCACGGGCATCTGCTGCTGTGCCTGCTGCTGGCCGGCGTAGGGGCCCGTGTCCGGACCCTGGTGACCGGGGCGCTGCCCCTTCGAGTCGTACCAGGCGGACTGCTGGTCCTGTGCCGACTGCTGCTGGGCCTGACCCTGCTGCTGCATCGGCGCCTGCTGCTGCGGGTCGTTCCCCTTCTTGAGGGTGCCCATCATGATCATGAGCGCCGCTGCGACCTTGGGGTCACCGCCCGCGAGAGCGAGGGCAGCCTGCTTCTGCTGCTCTTGCCCCTGGTCTTGGCCGGCCTCTTCCTTCTTGGCCGCCTGCCCGCCCTGCTCCTTCTCCATGTGCTCCTTCAGAGCGGGGGGAAGCTCGCCAGCGAGACGGTTGGCGGTGTTCACGATCTCCTGATCGGGGAGGTGCATGAGCGCGGCGGCCTGCTCCTCGACGGCGATCTCGGTGGCATTCGCCCCGAGGAGACGACGCGCGATCTGAGTCGCGATGTTCGCCTTCTTGAGGACCGCCTCGTGATTGACCGAAGCGGTCTTCTCGGGGTGGTTGAACGTCTCGGGCCGCAGCTCCGGCATCCCGATCTCGTCGCGCTTCACAGCGCCGCCCGAGTACTCCGGGTTCCACTCGTTGGGGGTGGTGATGTCCTCGGCGAAGGCTGACGGGTCACCCGTCAGATACTTGTCGGCGGACGGCTGCTGCTTGAGGTGATCCTGGTTCATTGCGTACGGGTCTGCCACGCGGTTCGTGGCCGACGTACGCTGGAGGATCTGCTCGGGGTTCCAGGTGGTGCGTGCGCGCATGGTGCCCTTTTCTTCGTTTCAGAGGGTTTATAGAAAGAATCTCAGGACCCCAAGGAGAAGAGCCGACCCTTTTCGAGCAAGGCTCCTGACTCGCTGCCGCTAACCGGCCGTCCGAGTACTTGACGACAAGCCGCCAAGTAGGTCTCTACATCTGCATACGGGGCGGTGCCCCCAACTGCGATCACGGTCTGGTAGACCCGTGATTCACCCGCCATAGATGCTTTCTTAACGATGCGATCTAGGGCACGCGAAATAGCGAGCACTTCGACGCCAGTGAACCCACCGGCCTTAACTGCCTGCCAACCACCGCGCTTGTGAAGTACCAGGCCGGCCACGATCTTCTTCGTGTGCTCGACGTTGCCCGTCATCTTGAGGATGGTCTCTCCAAGCTTCCGCCACGAGGGGTGCTTGAATGCAGACTTGATGAGGGTGTCGTTCTGGTTCTCGGGAGTGCCATTGAGGCGGCCCGCTTCGTCCTTGCCGATCTCCTTGCGAACTTGCGCGACGGCATGTTCACGAATGACATCTGCGAGGTCGGTCACTGCCTTGTGAAGAGGATCTTCTTCCTTCTTCGCGGGAGCAGGCGGAGGCGCACCACTATCACCGGAGTCTTGGGCGGGAGCCTGACCCTGATCCTCGGCGAAGAAGAAGTTGAAGTCGTTACCCCATGTATGATCGACAGGGTGAGCGAGTACGATCCCTAGCTTCTGGCCAAGACCCTCAAAGTCGTCAACGACGAACGCGCCCAAGTTTGAGTTGGGGGTCGAGTTCAACGAACGAGCCGCCTTCAACAGAGCCAGATCAGAGATCGAACGAGGCCCCTGGGAGAAGGCCACTTGAAGCTTCTTGCCGAGACCCTCGATCTCGTCTGCATTGAGGATACTTCGGAGAACAGCGCCCGTGAATGCAGGGTTCGCGACCCAGCTCGCTTCGATGAACTTGACCGAGCCCGGCTCCGCCTCTGCGTGTCCGCATAGCTCGGCGATCTTGCGCTTGTTGCCGAACTCGTCGACGAAGTCACTACCCTTGAAGTAGCGGATGTGCGGGCAGAGATGGGTCTCGTCCTCCGCCACGTTGCCGCACTTGGTGCAGGTCGTGAACTCGACCGAGCACCCCATCGAGAGCGTGCCGATCTTGCCGCTCGTGATGGCCTCGACGAGAGGCTTGTGACGACGGCTCGTCGCGATGAGAATGTCGACGTAGAGAGACTCGCCGATGTTGCGCGCCGCTGCGTCGATGATCTTCCCCTTGCTCAGCTCGGGGATCTGGATGTGCTCGACGTAGTTCTCAGCGCCGATGAACGTCTTGAAACAAGCCATGAGGAGCTTGCGCTCCCAACAGTCGTTGTTGTTATTGACGAACTTCGACGTCTGCGGCGTGACGTAGTAGTCGGCGTACTTGCGGTCGATCTGAAAGCCGTCGACCATCGAGCGGCCGAGAGGCTGGTTGACCGGCTCGGTATCGACCGAGGCGATGATCGTGCAGTGCGAGAGGAGATAATCCATCGGCTCGTACTCCTGAAGTATGACCTTCGCGGTCTTCTGGCCGAAGTTCGGCGCCGGGGAGAACGCCGCATGCCGAACATGCTCCCAGCGGTCCGCCACTTGGGGACCGGCGGCACGAACGATGGCG